AATTAAGCTGGAACACGGGTTAAAAATAGTATAAAAAATTGAATAGGATACATATTGTCTTAAAATTAGTGCAGTAAATTAAATCTAATACATATCCTAGAGCATTGTTGAAAATTAGTGTACTAAATTAAAACCTGTGCATATTTCTGGTATTTATTAAAACTGGGTATGGTCTTTACTAAAATTTAGGTAAACTTTGGGTAATCGTACATATCGTGTAAAATTCTGTACTGAGTTTTGAAATTTGACGTGCTAGCTATTGTTGTTTTCGTGGGATTTCTGCTGGGTTAGATTGATATTGACATTTTGGGGGGATTTTGGGAAAATGGTTGAAGTTTGAGGTGGTTACTGTACTAGGTTGGGGAATAGGAGGGAAAGGGGAGTAGGATGAGTACGATGAAGTTGAAAAGTGGGAAAGGGGGGAGGTGGGATGATAGATTCTACATTAGAGCCTATAGATTGGCTAGGACTGGGATGAGTAATGAGGAGATCGCGGCGGGGTTGGGGGTGGGGATGGAGGTGTGGAAGAGGTGGTTGAAAAGACGGCCGGTATTGGTTTGGGCATTGACGGAGGGGAGGGTGGAGGATAAGAGGCAGGAGGAGTGGATTTATGATAGTTTGTCGGACAGGAGTAGGAGGGTGTGGGACAAGATTTGTAGGGTGGAGAAAGACCCCAATCGGGTGAAGAAAATCGAGATGTTGTTTGATAGGTACGGGGAGGGGATGAGGAAGAGGATTTTTCTACATGCGCTGGTGAATTCACATTATAATCCGTCGCAGGCGTGCCGGAAGGTACACGTACCATATAGGACGTTCACGAAGTGGGTGGAGAATGATTTTCAGTTTGCTAGGATGGTGGACGAGATTGAAACCCACAAGAAGAATCACGGGGAGGCGGCGTTGTGGGAGTTGGTGGATCAGAGGGAACCCAAGGCGGTGTTATTTTTCAATAGGACCAGGAACAGGGATAGGGGGTATTCTGAGAAGATCGAGGTGGAGCATTCGGGGACGGTCAAGAGTCATACCATACTGGAACTAGATGAGAAGTTGCTGGATCGGTTGTCGGTGGCCGCTAGGAAGGAGATTCTACAGGTGGCCGAGGAGGTCCAAGAGGAGCAGGAACAGATCGAGATGGGGAATGGTAAACAGTTGTTGATACCCAATAAGGAGGAAAAATGAATACTTTGGGTGAGATAGTACCTATTGGCCTTCTATCCGACAGAAGTGTGAAATCTGTCCTGGCATTCTCTTTTCTCATCTACTACAATCGCATCATTTCTGAAAGGAGGGATTCAACTAAAAAAGAAGATGAGGTTTTTGAGGCTGCTTTGAATTACCTCAAAAATCAATTTGAGTTCGGGGATTGATGCCTAATAAGGGGAATAACATGGGATTTCCAGAAGGTGGGACCGTGACAAGTTGTCATATTTTGGCTGATAGTTGTTTTTGTCAGTTGTGTGAGATGGGAGGGAGAGAATATATCAAGGTTTGGAATAAGGAGAAAGGACCGTTTTCTGAGGGTTCTCAGCCGGTCCTTTTAATTGACACCGGGTTGAAGGATCGCCTCGTCAAACAACTCCAGAATGTGAAGAATCCCGGTGATCGGGTTTACATAATTGATAGTGACGGGATCATCCACGTAGAGGAGGAGTAAGGATGAGTGACCCATACGAAGTTGAGTATGCAGATTATGTCAAAACATTTGCCGATGCTCTAAACGGGATCGTAAACGACGGAGGGGATTTGTCTGACAACAGAAAGGCTTTAATTATTTTGGAACACACCGATCACGGGGATTTGAGGGAGTTGATTGATTTGGTGGAGGATATGGTATAAGGAGGAAAGTAGGATGTATGGGATCAAGGAATTCCGCTGGAAAAGGAGTTATAGGAGAGGGACGAATGGAAGTAAGGGGATGTGTTTTGAGTGTAAGGAGAAGTCGATTGAGGTTTATACTAAGCCCACCGGGGGATGGTACACGGGAGGTAGAGGATTGTGCGTGGAATGCTATGAGAGGGCGATCCGACGGCACGGGACTTTTAAGAGGAAGATCAATGGGGCTTTGGATTTTGAGGAATCAGTAACGCAGATTTTTTAGGAGAAAATATGACCAACAAACGAGAAGACTTGATGTTCTGGTTTTGGGCAGTTATTCTCTGTGTCTTTTTCTGGTTGTTCAGCTTCTCCCTAGTATTTGGACAAACTCCAGGGAACCCTTCTTTGGGAAAAGGGCGTAGTAACATCAACCCTACCGAGGTTTACTGGCTGCAACAGTCGGACGGAAAGTGGCTAAGGTTGTGGAAGGGGCAATTGACAACGGAGGACGGAGACCGAACAATTGCTACGGTAAAGGATCGTCCAGACGTGCCCCCTCCAATCCCTAACCAAGTTTACGGGGTGAAGGTGGCGGTTGGGCAGCCCCGCCAACTAAAATCTCTGATAAGGAGTATGTTTGTTTCCAACTGCTCTGTCTATATGGTTAATCGTACTCCAACTTTTGATAATGTCAAGGTTTGGAGAGTTGGAACCATCCCAAAAAACGGAAGATTTAGTTCCATTGAGTGGGAGCCTTCTCCTCATCCTTCCAATTTGGAAGATACAATATTTGTGCAGCGACTTGCTTTTGAGGTTGAGTTTAGGGATTATGACTTCAATGAGGAATACATGCGGGAAGGTTATCTTTCCCCACAGCAGTTGGATGATATTGACCGGCAGGTGGGAGAAGGTTATATCCGTGGAGAAACGTCTCCGGTCGATGTTGTTGTTCCCGAGGAGGATGATCCATTGATTCAAATTCAGGGGGTGATAGATTCTATTTCAACTATCAACGGTTTTGAGGAACACGCAAAGGAGAAATAACTATGATTGCTGGTCTGTTTGACAATTTGCCCAATTTGGGTGGAGTAGGGGCCGTAATAGTGGGGATCCTCGCTATCGTGGCCATAGTTGTAGTGTGGATCGTGATTAGGAACCAAAAATAGTTGGAATGCTGACTTGATGATAGCCACAGTTTCCGAACGCCGGAAGGTGGGGGTGTCGAAGGTGGCCCTTAGGAGGAGCCTCTGTCGGGAGAGCTACTTTGATTTTTTGCAGACCTTCTGGGACCAAATAATAGCAGAGAAACCAGTTTGGAATTGGCACATTAGGTTTTTGTGCAGTGAGGTTCAGAAGGTCTGCGAGCGAATATTTAAGAGGGAGCAGAAGAAGTACGATTTGATTATCAACATTCCTCCCGGCTCGACTAAGAGCACTATATGCAGTGTAATGTTACTGCCGTGGATGTGGACGAGAATGCCGGAGTGTCGGTTCTTGGGGGGTTCTTGGGAAGGTGGGTTGTCACTGGAATTTGGGAACAAAGCTAGGAACTTGATTAAGAGTGAACTCTACCAGGAGACATTCCCAGAGATTAAGATTTCTATAGATCAGGATACTAAAGGGTTCTTTTCTAATACCTTCAAAGGGGAGAGAGTAGCAACGAGTTCTGGGGCTTCCATCGTTGGTCGTCACTTTCACATTCACGTTATTGACGATCCAATCAATCCGGCAGGAGCAAGATCGGAACTCGACCTAAGGACAGTTCATCAGTGGATGACCGAGGCGGTGGCCCAACGCTGTGTCGATCTGAAAATAACTCCTTTGGTCCTAGTGATGCAGCGACTATCGCCAGAAGACCCCTCCGGTATGCGGCTGTCGAGGGTGGGAGGTACGCCGGTACGTCATATATGTTTGCCTGCGGAGGTGTCAGATAATGTGAAACCCCCGGTCCTCAAGAGCAAATATAAAAAAGGTTTACTCGATCCGGTTCGTCTCTCTCAAGATTTACTGGAAGAAAAGAAAATCTTTGGGCAGTATTTCTACTCTGGTCAATATGAACAGCTTCCTGTCCCGCTGACCGGAGGTTTGTTTGAAGTTGGTAGGTTGGTTGGTCCTAAGTTGGCTCCAGCGGCAGAAAGATTTAAGTATGTGATTAGGTGGTGGGACAAAGGTGGGACTCAAGGCTCTGGGGCATATACTGCTGGTGTCCTCATGGGTCTCCTCAAGAATGAGAAGGAATATCCCCGCTACTGGATTTTGGATGTAGTCAGAAAACAACTTGGAACCCATGAGAGGGAACAGCTAATCCGTCGAACATCCGAGGCTGACAGGGAGAGATGGGGACCGATTTATCGGATTGGACAGGAACAAGAACCAGGGTCAGGTGGGAAGGACAGTGCTCTGGCTACGGTCTGGAATTTGGACGGATTTGTAGTAATTACAGAACGGGCGACAGGGAAGAAAGAAGATCGAGCGGAACCGTTTGCCACCCAAGTGAACGGAGGGAATGTTGCTTTTGTGGATGGACCTTGGAATAAGGCATACATCGACGAACTACAGTTCTTTGGGGAACAGTCAAAATTCAAGGATCAGGTGGACTCTAGCTCAGGTGGATTCAACTGGCTTTCTCGTAGACGTTTGAAGGCAGGTGCACTAAGATTTTGAAAAAGGAGAAAAAGATGGAATCCGAAATAGAAATTGGTATGGATTGTAGCAGTGGAAACCCAGGTATACTAAGACATCCTTTTAAGAGAGAACAGGAACCGTGGATTCCCCCAATAGTTTTTGGAGCAGGTGAGGACTCAAGACTATGTTCTTCCTTTTGTACTGGGTGTAAACAGGGGAACCTTGATATTAGAAAAACGATCCATGAGGGATGTGGGGTTATTATTTTGATCCACTATCCGGTAATTTGGGACTGGAAGCGTCCTATGGAATCAATTCGTAGTGTTGTTCAAGCTAAAGAGAGGATTGATGATGAAATTAAGAGACTCAGTACGGATGAGAAATACCTAAACGAAATTCGTGAAAGATACCAAGGTTTTGAAAGACAAGCGAAGGAAAAACCAAATGCCAAGAACTAATCAGAGAAGAAAACCCGCTCCGAGACGGAATTCCAAGTCTCCCTCAACCAATGGGGAAGTCAAGGACTTCTTTACCTTCATGCGCCGGGTAGCGGCCAACCAGACTATCAGCCGGACGGCCTTGGCTCAATATCTGGCTGGCTACGGTTACAAGGTAGACGAAGCCTGTGAGTACCCGGCTTCTATTTCCTATGACGAGTACAAAAAGCTCTATGACCGGGAAGGAATTGCCAAGAGGGTAGTCTCAATTTTCCCGTCTGAGTGCTGGGCCGTGCAGCCGGCAGTCTACGAGACGGAGGCGATGGGTGAGGATGACCAGACGACGTTTGAGTTGGCTTGGATAAATTTGACTAAGAAACTGGACGTTATTTCCAAGCTCAATAGGATAGACGAAATATCGGGTATAGGTCAGTATGGAGTATTGTTATTGGGCACCGACGACGGCAGACCGCTGGAGGAACCATTCCCCGGAATTGATCCAAATGGGAATCCCATCGGGGACCGGGACCAGACTCATAATCTCCTTTATCTGATGCCGTTTACCGAAGGAGAGGCACAGGTTGCAGAACGGGAGCGGGATTTATCCTCTACCCGTTATGGTAAGCCCACCCTATATAGTATTATGTTCTCCGATCCCACCTCGAATCCTGGTGGTAGGATTGGTAAAACTCAAAAGGTACATTGGACACGGTGTATCCACGTAGCTGACGGTTGCACTTCATCCGACGTTTTTGGCGTACCTCGTTTGCAGCGGGTGTATAACTACATTTTGAACATCCGTAAGGTGATGGGGGGATCGGCTGAAATGTTCTGGAATGGTGGTTTTCCAGGAACAGCATTCCAGGTTCCACCGGAATTGGCTGCTACAGTAGAGCTTGATAAAGCCGAGTTGAAAGAGGAGATCGAAGAGTATGTGCAAGGATTCAAACGCTATCTGATGCTTCAAGGAGTAGAGGCCAATCAGTTGTACCCGAATATTGCCGATCCCGGCACACATATTGAAGTGCAAATGACGGCGATTGCTATTTCCATTGAGGTACCACTACGAATTTTCAAAGGGAGTGAAGAAGCTCGATTGGCTTCCATGCAGGATAGTGAATCGTGGAATCGACGGATTCACAGGCGGCAGGATATTCACGTTACTCCCAATATTCTTCGCCCCTTTGTAGACCGGCTGGTGCTGATGAATATTCTACCCGAACCGGGTGAAGGAGTGATGGAGTATAAGGTGAGATGGCCGGATGTCTATGCCATTTCTGAAAAGGATCGGGCAGACATTACGGGCAAGCTGGTTAGGGCTCTGGCTGAGTATGTGAGGTCGGGAGCATCTAAAGCGTTCCCCTTCTTGCAATTCCTCACGATGGTCATGGATTTTTCCATCGAGCAGGCGGAGGAAGTAATCATGGCTGCTCAGGAAGCGGCGGAGTCTGGAGAATACGACTTCATGGAACCGTTCATTGAGTATGGTAACGCTGGCGGTATTCCAACAACGAGAGAACGAGAGCCTCCGTTGGGAGAGACCCGTAAGGTCCGAATTGCCGGGCTGGAGGCGGTGGAAAATGCTACAACCCGGTGTCAGAGAGATGGGAAGCCTGGGTATAAGTGGGGACCGGGAGGAAAGTGTTTTACATACAATCCCGAGGACAAAACCAGTCAAAAGAGAGCGATGCACAAGTGCCGTTTGGAGGGGGCAGCAAGAGAGGCTACTAAACGGCTCCAAAATCTTGAGGAGGAGGATTTGGATGGTTCCAAGAATAATCCACTGCCCGAAGCACGGAAGAGTGACGGCACCGTGTAGAGCTTGTAAGGTAGATAGATTCATTGAA